TTTTTGGAAAAATCGAATTACCTTAATATATTTGTAGAGTCGTATTCATACTCTTAGGGATTTTGAGTTAAGAAAAGGCGGGTTTCGTACCCGCTTTTTTTATTTATATTTATCCCTAGTCATAATGCGCGAACCGCCGCCAATAATGTAGTTAGGATATAATTTTTTATACTCACAAACTTTATAATTTTCAAAAACGTTTGCTAAACCCATTTCGCTAGTTTTAGTTTCCATTGTTTCAATAATACGAATAGGCTTATATTTTTCAGTAAATTTTGCGGCAATACCTTTTATATGCTTTTTAAATCTGTCTTCTACATTAAAAGCTATACCAACGTAATAAGCTCTATTTTCACATTCTAAAACATAAACATAATATTGTTTTTTTTGGCAAGGCTTTAAAGGCTTAGAATAGTTTTTTATCATTTCTAAACCGGGGTGCATTTTACGATTATTTTTTTTTGTTCGCTTCATAGTATTATAAGCTTATATGAGTATTACTAATAGCTTTTTGGTGAATTCTGAGAAACTGTGAAAGCATGATTAGCCCAAAGCGGTTTTTACTCGCTTTACGCTTTTCACAGTTACGCTCTAATAGCTTTTCGGAGCCATTCGTCGAACGCTGTGCCTAACAGGGCGCCGTGCCTTATTAGGTTGAGGTCTATTTTACGAGCCATACGGTAGCCCGAATGATAGTGCGGCTCACCTCTTTGCATCACCGCTGCGCTGGTATCATTGCCCACAGTAGCGCGTTTTACGAACTTGCTGCCGTAGTTTATCCCGACCAAGTTCAATTTTATTTTTAGGGAATAAAAAAACCCGAAACTGCGAGCGGGCTGTTCGGGTTATTGGAAACCGTTAAAGGTATCAATATCGTTTATAACGAACCAACCGCTCGATTGTTTCGGCTTCAAATATAAAACGCTTTTTTGAATTACAAAAACTTTTCTTAAATTTGTTGCGCTCTTTAGTGTAGTTCGCCAACTTTATGGCATTTGTAGGCGCAAGGGTTCAGCCTAATAAACACGAACCTACAACAACAACTACATTTTAATCATGTCAATTTCTCGCATTTTATCAGAATGCCCGAACGTGCAAATGAGCCTTTCGGAGCTATTTATAGAAGTAGGGCAAAGAGAACAGCTCCCGTTTTTGGAGTTTCTTTTATCGCCTGAAAACGCAAAACTAATTCGCACCGAGGTAAGCCCCGGCGGCGGTAAACTTAAAACCGTACAGGCTCGCTGGATACAGCGCCTACCCGAAACCGAAGTAGAAGAGGGCGCAGATATTCTAACGTGTACCTCAACTAACACTTACGGCGATAGCACCACTACCTACACCGTAGATACAACCGACACGTACACCGCTTCACAGCTTATTAACGCCGCTGATATTGCCCGCCATTGTCAGGAAAACAGCCGTTACGTACTTGAAAGCGTTATGCGTTTAATGGATGTACTCGACCGTAAGGTAGCTAGTGCAGCCGCAACGCAAGCCGTAGCCGACACAGGTAAATGGGGTACTGATGTAACAGGGTTCTATACCGTTTCGAGCGATTGTTTGCAAATCGCAACCGAGCTAACCGATAGCGAATTAAACCCTTTCGCCCTTGCGGATATTCTACAAGCTACCCGCATGGCTAATTACCCGGGCGCTCCCGTAGCGTTTGGAGGCGCGGCTATGCAACGTTACGCAAACGCCGTACAAGCTGGATGCTGCACGCAATACGGTATTGATTTACTAGCTATTTCTCAGCAAAACGGCTTCGGCTTTGCTTACGATGCTCGTTTAGCAGCGGCGCAAGGCTCGCAAACTAAAGCGTTGGTAACAACCGCGGGCGCTATTCAATGGTTATCTTTTAACCTAGCTGAATGGAACGCAGGTATTACTCCCGTAGCAGGTTCTAATTATTCTAAAACGCTAGTGTTCACCCCTGCGGGCGTACCTTGCGATTTAACTATGAAAGACGACTGCGGTAATTTGTCGATTGTATTAACTACAACGGGCAAAGTAGTAACGTTACCTACCGATATTTACGAGGCTTCAGACAAATACAGCGGCGTTAACTATGTTAACTGCGTTTCTATTGTTAACCCTTAATCGGTGGATTAAAAGACGTAATTGGAGGGGCGGTAAATAACCGCCCTTTTTTTTATCTTTGTAAAAACGTTAAACATGTGTTTTGATAAATTACTAGGTTTACACGAATGCAGCCTACCCGAACCAACGACGGGCTTATATATTGATAGTTTAGGCATTAATACGACGTTGCTAGGGCAACTAATAACCGACCAATATAACAACGGCGTTGAGCTGTTCGAAGATAAAAGGTCGTTCGCATGGCGTAAGTTAAGCGGCGACGTTTTAAGCCGTTTAAACCCTGTTATGAAAGCCGACACCGTAATTGAAAATAAAAGGGTAGGTCAAGTATTAACCGACTATTCGAACATTCAAACGGCTTTAGGTGCGGGGCGTTATGGCGGTATTCGTTTAACGATTAACCCTAATAACCTTTCGTATTTACAGCTATACGTTAGCGATATATTATTAGCTATTGATAGCGCTAATACTAACGTTCCTGTTTTGGTTTTCGATATGACAACGCTAAAGCTCGTTTATTCGTTTACCTACGGTACGGGCGGCGTTGAGCAGTTTATAGGTAAGGAGTTCGCAGCGGGTAGGCGTAAATTAGACTTAGCAATAGTTTACGAAATGGACGTTAACGCTCCGAAGTTTATACCAAAGAAAGGGAGTTGTTATGATTGTGGCGGTAAGGTTCGCGAGGCGCATATTTGCCCGTTTGTTGATGCGATTGGAATAGAACTAACCACCGACGGAACGAACGTACTGAGTAGTGCAAACCAAAAGTACACAAGCGGCATGAGCTTAAACTATAACGTTAACTGCGACCGTTCGGCGTGGCTTTGCTCAATAGGCGGTTTAATGGCGATGCCGCTTGCATACGCTACGGCGGTAGAAATTTACAACTATGCGCTAACCGTTAGCCCAAACCAACGTGTTAACACCGCCGTAAGTTTGAATAAGGGTAATAAAGTATTTGCAACCGCTCCAGCGTTCGAGGGTATTGTAGCGGCTCGCGATATTGCAGCCGAACAATACAACCTAGAGCTAAAGGCGATGTTAGAAAATATGCGCCTGCCCGACGATAACCATTGTTTTGATTGCCGTAAAAACATTAAATACGTAACCGCGTTACCATGACCGTAGGCGAATTTCAAAAGCGTACCGAAGAAATTTACAGCGAATTTACTAGCGACTTTAAACCGCTTTACGAGGCTGTTAGCGATTTACGTTTAGATATGGGGCAAAGGATATTTGAAAAATTTGAAAACACCGCAGGGCAAAAAATACCATTACCCGCTCGTAAATCGCCGGGAACTAGCGCGGGCGATTATTCGCCGGGCTATGCCAAATTAAAACAAACCCGCCCGAACCCCTTAGAGCTTACTAATTTTTTAGAAAACAATTTTTACGCCGAACCTCCCTACCAAAACGGCTTAGAGGCTGGCATTCAATTAAGCCCCCGCGAATATGATAAGGCGCAGGGCTTACAATACGGCAAAAGCGTTAACCCTAAATATACTCAGTTCAGCGGCTACGGCGTTATTTTTCGCCCTACCAAAGAAGAAGAAGAAAGGTTTTTAGAAGACCATAGCTTTAGGCTTGCAGCCGAAATTCAAAAACGTTTAAACGGATGAACCTATTAACCTCGATTATTGACCGCCTAAACCAACGCGCCGCCGTTGGTAATATATTCGACCAGATTTACGGCTTATGCGAGCTATACGACGGCGGTAGCGAACGGGCGTGGGTGCATTACATAGGCAACGGGCAAGCCGTACCCGTAACGAATTACGACGCTAAACAGGGTACGTTATTTTGGGCAAAGCGCGGCAAAACAACCGTAACTAAAACCGATAGCCTACGCGTTGCGGGTTGTAAAACGATGTACGAAACGCGCTTCCCGTTAACGGCTTATGCGGTGGTTCGCAAAAACCATTTGCCATGCGATAGCGCCGAGGCTCAAGACTGGATAGCGTCGCGGGTGTATAAGCTAGTAAGCGGTACAGACCCGCAATTTAAAACCGCTTTAGGCGTCGTTAATTATGAAGTAACGCCGAACGGCTATACCAACGAAATTAAACAGCTACCGCCGCAATTTGAATGGGCTTCGGTAACTATTGAAATGGACGTTATAGTAACGACCTTTAACGAAGACGGCTGTTATGATACATGCGCTACGGGCGATATACCTTTGCCCGATTTCGAACCGTGTACGCCGTGTTTAACTTCGGTAGCGGTTGACGGCGTTACCATTATTGGCAACGGTACACCTGAAGACCCGCTAACGGCTATTGGTGGCGGCGGCGGTACACCGCTAACCGTTAAAGACGAAGGTACGAACGTAAGCACAAACACCGCTACGCTAAACTTTACAGGCGCGGGCGTAACGGCTTCGCTAACTTCGCCCGGCGTGGTTGAGGTTAATATACCTAGCGGCGGCGGTGGCGGCGGCGTAACCTCGGTAACGGGTAGCGCTCCGATAGCGTCGAGCGGTGGGGCTACGCCCGATATAAGCATAACGCAAGCGGATAGCTCAACCGACGGCTATTTAAGCTCTGCAGATTGGAATACCTTTGATGGCAAGTTCGATACACCAACAGGGACAAGCTCGGACTATCTTGACGGCACGGGCGCACCTACACCATTCCCGACGCTTACAAATGGCACGGTTACACAGGTTGCGGCAACTGTGCCGAACCCGACAAACCCTGCATTTAGCGTTGCAGTACCGAACCCAAACACTACACCAAGCATTGACATAACAGCCAATGGAGTTGTGAGCCAGTACGTCCGTGGTGATGGCTCTTTGGCAAATTTTCCTTTAGGCGGTGGCGGTGGCGCATCGGTTAACTATTATCTCAACGGCTCGATAAGTCAAGGCACGATAGGTGGCAATGCTTACTTTCAAATGAGCCGAGTGCCAGTTCTCGGAGGTGGCACGAACTTCACACGCACAAATGCGCAGGGCAATGGCTATATTGCGCAATTCATAACCGATGCAGGCGACCCAAATCTTTTGGCAATTCCTTCAGGTAATTGGAATTTCGAAACTTACTTTAACGCATCGAGTGGCGGTGGCAATCCGAGCTTTTACATGGAGCTTTATAAGTACGATGGCGCAACCTTTACGCTTATCTCATCAGGCTCTACAAATCCCGAAGCAATTACAGGCGGTACGGTAGTCGATTTGTATGTAAGTGCGCTTGCAGTACCTTCAACAGTATTGCTTGCAACTGATAGGCTTGCAGTACGCATTTTTGTAACCACATCGGGGCGTAACATTACGCTGCACACTGAGGACAACAACCTTTGCCAAGTAATTACAACCTTCACAACAGGGCTTAACGCATTGAATGGCTTGACCGAGCAAGTGCAAAACTTCGCAACGGGTACAAGTGGAACGGATTTCGGCATCAGCTCGGCAAGCAGCACGCACACATTTAACCTACCAACTGCAAGCGCAACAAATCGAGGTGCATTAAGCAGCGGCGATTGGACTACATTCAACAGCAAGTTTAACACCCCAAGCGGCACGACTTCGCAATATGTGCGTGGTGATGGCTCACTCGCAACATTCCCGACCATACCAAGCGGAACGGTAACAAATGTAAGCGCAACCGTACCAAGTCCTGCAAGTCCTGCTCTATCTGTAAACGTAAGCAACCCGACCACTACACCCGCTATTGCAATCACAGCGAATGGAACAACGGCTCAATATATTCGCGGCGATGGTAGCCTTGCAGCCATACCCTTTGAACTTGTCGTGGCTGCGTCGGACGAAACAACGGCGTTAACAGCGGGCAATGCAAAGATTACATTCAGGATGCCTCGGGCGGTAACACTTACAGCGGTTCGGGCTTCACTTACCACAGCGCAGGCAAGCGGCAATATCTTTACGGTAGATATTAACGAGGGCGGTACTTCAATATTAAGCACAAAGCTTACCATTGATAACACTGAAAAGACAAGCACAACGGCTGCAACGCCGCCAGTAATAAGTGATACAGCGTTAGCCGATGATGCTGAAATGACAATAGATATTGACCAAATCGGAAATGGAACGGCAACAGGTTTAAAGGTTGCATTAATCGGAGTTTACGCATGAGCTTTATTATCAATCCTTATGTTTATGCGGTAGCGGGCTGTGTTGATGCCGATGCCAATGCTTTTTTAACCGCCACAGGGATAACCGACCCGACCATATCAGCTGCTATTTGTACATTTGTAACGAGCCTAAAGGCGCAAGGTTTATGGGCTAAATTTTATGCCTTATATCCTTTTGTCGGAGGAACAAGTACAACACATAAATTCAATTTGAAAAATCCTGCTGATACAGATGCAGCTAGGAGATTAACATTTGTCGGCGGCTGGACACACACTGTAAATGGTGCGCAGCCTAATGGTGTCAATGGTTATGCAGATACCAACTTTAATACGGGAGCTGTTTGGACTACCTATAATAATAGTTTAGGGCTTTATTCACGTAGCATTGCAGGTACAGCTATTGATGCAGATTTTGGACAAGGTGGCAGTTTGGGGGAGTTCGGGCAAAATTTAGTAATTAGGAGAAGCAATAATCAAAGTATTTATGATGCGCTAAATTCAAGCGGTACAGGGCGTATTTCATTTATTAATAATGATGGAAGGGGTTTATACGTTGGTAGTATTACAGCCATAAATAGTCGAAAATTATACAAGAATGGAACTCTTCAAGTGCAAAGCACAACCAGTATAGTACAAGCATTACCCTCCTACAATTTATATTTAGGATGTTATAATCAGGGTAACACACCTTTATTTTTTGGAAGTAAACAATATGCGTTGGCATTTATAGGCTTAGGATTAACCGACACAGATGTTTCAAATTTAAATACTATAAATCAAACATTTCAAACCACATTAGGCAGACAAGTATGATAGAAGTTTATCAACTCACACCCGAACAAGCCGAGCAGTTAAGGGGCATTCAATATGTAACCGATATGACGTTTAATCCTATTGAGGATGCGAATGGCATTTGGATAATAAGCAGCGAAGAGGTAAGCAGTTCAACCATTGATTGGGTAAAGGAGTTGCCCGCTATTGAATACGTGCCAAAACAATATGATTATTTTGATTAACTTTGTAAAAATTAACCAACTATGGCAGGCGTAAAAGTAACAGATTTAATCACGTTAGGAACGGCAGATCCTGCCGATGTGATGTACATTGTTGATAGCAGCTCAAACCAGTCTAAACAGATTGAGGTGCAAAATATCTATTCAGGTATTCCACAGCTTGAAGCGGGCAGCTATACGCCTACTGTAAGCGACGAAACAAACGGTGTATTGGTGACACCTACTAAAGCATTTTACAGCAAGATTGATAATATTGTAAACGTTTCATTTTTGCTTGATGTGCAATTCGATACAGGTGAAACCTCAGCTTCGTTCAATTTAAGCCTACCAATTGCCTCTAATTTTGGCGGGGATAAGGATTTTATTTGTACAATATGGTACAAGGATTTAAGCGAATTATTAGCCGATAGCTATGCAGACGCGGACTCAACAAATAATAAGATAAGCGTTTATTTAGTGTCCAATACAGCGGCTTTTAGTTATTCATATTTGACCATCACAGGTCAATACGAAATTATTTAAGATGCGCTCGACCTCTAAGTTAGGACTTGATATAATTAAGAAATACGAGGGGCTACGCCTTACGAGCTACCTTTGCCCCGCCGGCATACCGACGATAGGCTACGGCTCGACGCGTTACCCGAACGGCAAAAAGGTAATATTAGGCGAAAAGCTAAACAACGAAACCGAGGCTACCTCGTTGCTTTTGGCAACCATGAAGCCCTACGAGGACGCCGTAAATAGGCATTTACCGAACTTAAACCAATGCCAATTCGACGCGCTAGTTAGCTTTTGTTATAACGTAGGTACTGGAGCGTTTATTAAATCGACGTTGCTGCGAAAAGCAAAGGCAAACGCAAACGACCCCTCAATAGTGGACGAATTTTCGAAGTGGGTACGCGGCGGGGGTAAGGTTTTACCGGGCTTAGTAACGCGCCGCAAAGACGAAGCGCGGTTATACTTTTCACTTTGTAAATAATAGCCCTAAAATTAATTAACAACGCCCGCGCTTTAACGTATCATTAGGCATGGCACGGCGAACAAATAAGGCTAAACGAATTTGTAGTATAATTCTTAAACATTGGAAGCCAACGATAGGGAGCTTAACTATACTCGTTTCGGTATTCCTGTTAATACTCAAGAAAATCGAAGTCGAAACGTTAGCCGCTATTGTAGCTGCGATGTTAGCCGCTGGATACATACCTAAATCGAAAGACGATGCTAGCGAATGACACTACCGTAATATGTACGAACCCGGGTAATTGCAAAAATCACCCCGTTAAAACTCTTTTAAGCGATTTAAATACGCAAACCGAGGCAAAGGATAGCAGCGCACAAATAAGCGCCTTAGATACGCTTAAAATGGATATTAAAAACGAAGCCGTTAAGGAGGTTGTTATAAATAAATTGCAGGCTATTGACACTATTAAGCCGTGTAACGTATCTTTGTTAACCGAACAAACGTACACGCCCGTAATAATTCACGAAGTAAGAAAAGCGCCCGAAATGGAACAGCCTATGCAGTACGATTTACTAATAAACGCCGCCTTATTTACCTTTATGCTAGGTTTAACAGCCAAATATGCGCTAACATGTAGCGGCGCATGGCTTAACCTATTCAAAGATTTACGCAAAGAAATTGCAGCCTAATACACGTTAATAATTTGATAGGTTGTAAATTTGTAAAGTGAGCAGCCTATACATACTTGAAAACAGTATCGACCTGTTTTACGTAGTTACCGACCGCGACGGGCTTATATTGACCACAAACGACTTATTTCGCGAGTATTCAAGCCATTTAAAACCCGAAAATATTGCGGATATAAGCGCAACCGAACCCGACCGCGACGATGTTTTAGCGGCTATCGAAAAGGCAAAGGGCAAAGCGCCCGAACCTATACGCGTTTACGCAAAGACAAAGCAAAAAAACGGGGCTTTGCGGTATAACGTTTGGAATATTTACGCAATACTTGATTGTTACCATTTTATAGGCATTCAGCTAGTCGATGTAACGAGCATAACCAGCCACGAACACGAACGCCAAAAGATATTATTAGAAGAATTTAGGTTTATGTTAAGCCACGAGCTACGCCAGCCGCTAACCTCGATAGGCGGTTTAGTACGTATGTTAGTTCAGCATGGAAGCGCTAGCGAAAAGGAACGTTTAGAGCTGGTTCGAATGATTGAAGAAAGCGTAAACCGCCTCGACGATGTTATAAAGCTACTTGTTAAGAAAGCCGCACGCCAAATATGATGCCTGAAACAGCTACCGAGTGCGACGAAAGGCTAGTAAAGATAGCCGCTGTTTACGTTTTGGAACGCGGGATGCCGTTACAATTCGCTATTGAGCTGTTAAGCGATAGGCTAAAGGACAAAACAGAAATAAACGAACGTTTAACGCAATTTTTAAGCTATGTTTTCGCAGGCAAAAGCCCTCTCTAAACCGTTTTTAGGCTTAATTATAGCCTGTTTATTGCTCGTTATTATGCTTATAGCTACTTGCCAAAGCGCAAACGGGCTACGCGATAGGTTAAGCGCTTCAGAAAGCTACAACGGAAAGCTAAAACAGCGCACGGTTAACGATAGCCTGCGGCTATTCACGCAGGATATTAAGCTAACACGCAGCGACCGCGATTTAAACGAGCTAAAAAAGCGTTTGGCGTTGGTGAATATTGAACAAGCGACCGAGGCGAAAGTTAAAACCGTTATAAAAACCGAGTTTAAAATAGGCGAACCAATAGTAATTCACGATACTATTTACGTTTTAAAGCTACCTATTGAATTTAACCGCTCTGAGCGTTGGTTTAATATGGCAGGGCGCATAAATCGTTTAGGGATGTTTCAGCTCGATAGCTTAGTAACGTATGCAAGGTTTACACATTCGATAGGCGATACCGTTTCTAATCGCTTTTTAGGCGGCTTATTTGCCAAACGCGGTAAGGTCGTTAGGGTTGCTATTGATAACCCGTATATGAGCGTAACGGGTTTAAATAATATCTACGTTCGCCGAGAGCCGAAATGGTACGAATTAGGCGTCGTTAAGTTCGGCGCGGGCTTTCTTTTGGGCGCTGTGTTTATAGCCGCCGCAAATTAATTGCGCTGAAAATTAAGCGGTTACAAAAAAAGTTTAAATATTTATTGAAAATGTTTTGCAGGTTCAAATAATGTTTATACATTTGCCTCATCAAACATTCAAACACTTTAAACTTTTACACTATGGCAACTTTAACAAACACAATCAAACGCGCTAACAAAGCAACAAATTCACAGCCTCAAAAAAGCGGTCAATTTTACACCTACAATTATAAGGGCTATGAACTTTCTTTTGCGCAAAACGGAAGCTCAGACGAAGCAACTTGTTTTTACACTAAAAGAGCAAACCTTAAAGATGATATAACAACAGATTATTTTGCGGGTACATTTCATGATAATGTTTCTCAGGCGATTAAATTTATCGACTATATGACACGCAACTAACCTTAATACGGGCGGCTAATAACCGCCCTTTCAACTTTTCAAACATTCAAACTCTTAAACCCTTTAAATATGTTACAGATGCATTCAACATTTAAAAACACCGAAAACACCGAGTTTTATTTATTCGACCATTTAAACGGCGTGCTAACTATGCTCGTTGACGATGGCTGTTTAAAAGGTATCTACACGCGCTGCGATAGCAAATGCGCTGCGATATACCGTAAATTTAATATCGAGCAAATCGAGGGCGTACCGTTCGAACACCGCATGTACGACGTACTCGAAGCCGCCGAATTTCACAGCCGCTATATTAAAGTAGTGGACGCCGTTAATCGTAACTTCGATATGTGTTTTACGCAGCCAACCGAAAACTAATTTTTAAACCCTTTAAACATTTATACTATGGCTTTAACAGCACCCGTTGGCGGAACGGTAAACCGCCAAATAGCGCCCGAGGGTAGTTACCCTGCGCGTTGTTATCAGATTATTGACCTCGGCACGACCGAGCAAGGGGGGAATTTCCCCGGCAAAAAACGTAAAGTTCAATTCCTATTCGAGCTGCCAACCGAGCTGGCTGTATTCGACGAAAGCAAAGGCGAACAACCGTATTATGTGCGGAGCATTTACACGCTATCTATGAACGAAAAAGCGCTATTGCGCCGCGACCTTTCAGCATGGCTCGGTAAAAAGATAACCGACGAACAAGCGGGTAAGCTCGATATATTCGCAATGCTAGGTAAAACGTGCATGGTTAATATAGCGCACGTTACCAAAGGCGAAAACACCTACGCTAATATTATTAGCTTTGCCCCGCTTATGAAAGGCTTTGACTGCCCGCCTGCGGTTAATGAGGCGTTTACCTACACGCCTACTGAGCATAACCCCGAAACGTTCGCGAAGCTACCCGAATTTTTACAGGATAAGATTAAAGAAAGCGACGAATACAAAGCGACGTTAAACAAGCCTAAAAAGGCAACGCCGCCGCAGAATATAGAACCTATTGACGGGAACGACGAAGACGATATTTTCGGGATTAAAGCAGCTAACGACCTGCCGTGGGATTAAATAATTAAGGGGCGGTTAATCGCCGCCCCTAATTCACACAAACTAAAAATAAAGCAGATGACACTTGCAAAGGTACAAATTTCGATTGAAAAAATATACGCCGCGATAAATTCGCCCGACGTATTAAACGCGCAAGCTACGATAGCCCGCAATACAGGCGGCGGCGAAGCGTTAACCATTCGCAACGTAAGCGACTATACGGCTATGAACGCCGCTGTTAAGGAAGTAAGCGACGCCGTTAAGCTAATCGAAAGCGCACGTAAGGACGTAACCACGCCTTTAGATAACTTCAAAAAAGAGCTAATGAAGCTCGAGCGCGAAAGCACCGCGCCGCTAATTGAATTTATCGAAGACGCTAAACGCGTTATGCTAGAATACCACGAACGCCTCGAAGCTGAACAAGCCGCCGCCGAAGCTAAGTTAAAAGCCGAAGCCGAAACGAGCCTAAAGCAAGCGCAAAGCGTAGCCGATATTATGGCGAATTTCACCGACCGCCTATTTGCTACGACGGTAGAGAATAACCAAACTAAAAACGTGCGCACTACGATTAAGGCGCGTATTAACGGCGAGGTTGACTGGGTAAAGGTTTTAGGGCTGTTATTCGCTTCAGGTGAACTAGACGCTAACGAGCTAATTAAAAACTTACCGCGGGCAATGAAAGCGCAAGGCGTCGAAGTTATCGCTGGCATTGAATTGTACGAACATAAAACTCAAATAATCAAATAAACATGGAAACTTTTAAACTTTTAAATACGATGTACACTTTCACACCCTTAACGCATAACGAGATATGCGAACGAATTGAAAAGGCACGCAAACGCCATAGTTTTAATAAATCAGAATTTTGCAAAATGATGGGGTACAACCCAACGATATTAAATAAATGGCTCAAAGGCGCTAATTTTAGCTCTAAATCATATAGAAGTGCAATGGAACTTATTAAAAAGCTAGACGAAGCGCCTAAACAAACCGAAATTAAGTTTACGCCGAAGCCTATTGAAAAACCTAGCTACGGCGTACTAACGCTCGAAGCGGCTATTAAAATGGTTAAGGACGCAGGCTATAAGGTAAGCCAGCGCGTAGAAACATGGGAGGAAATTTAATGACCCGCGAGCAATACATTAAGCACCCCGCAACGAGCGCAAGCCGTATCAAACGTTTTTATACGGGCGATATAAGCTACGCCCAAACGGCGCTCGATGCGGGCGCGGCGTTTCACTACCAACTATTAGAACAACCTTTCGTTAATATGCCGCCGCCCGTGCAAAACGTTTACACCGCTATAAACGAGCTGCCATTATTAGCGCAGCTGTTTATAAACTCAGAAAAGGAATATATTAAACTAGGTAGTGTTAACGTGGACGGCATCGAGCGCGAGGCTAAAGGCATGTTTGATTTGTGCTGGCTAAGCGAGGGTATTATAGCAGATGTTAAAACAACAAGCGCGGGTACAATACAAGCCTTTGCGCATGATATGATTAAACACCTTAACCACGTTCAGGCGGTTTGGTATTCGTCGTTAATGGGCTTCGACCCAGCGCTATTCTTTTACATAGGGATACCGCCAAAGGTGAAACAAACGGGGCGCTTTACAGACCTTTATTTATACCGCCACAAGCCCGAAGAAATAGAACACGCGAAACAATTAATTTCTAAATACTTTCATAGCTTATGAATTACGCAATGTTACAAACGCCTATCGAGCGATTAATAGAGGCGCTAAACCTAAACCCTAATAACCCGCATGTTTCTGAAGCCCTAGAGCGCGAAAAAGGCGATTTTAGACACGCCTACGAAACAGGATATACCGACGCAGAAACACGGCTAAACCCGAATTTAAGCGCAAAGCGCATGAGCCTAATTGAATTTAACGAGTACTATGGCAAAGACTAACGACGTAAGCGAGCTAAACGAGCTAATAGGGCTTAAAGCCGAACACGTTAAACCGTACCTCTATGCGCTAGGGTTTGAGTACTTCGAATGCAACTATAAGTACCGGAAAATATTTAACGACTATAAGCGTAACCGCTGTTTAGTAGTGGATTTATTTGAAGACAAAAGCGAGCGTATAGAACAGTTTAAATTGATAACTAACCGCCTTTACACTAGATGAAACGAGCGCCACGCGAAAGCGATATATACCACGAGCTATCTAAATTTATGCGCCTTAAATACCCTACGTTAATTTGGCGGTTTGACTTCAGCGCGGGAACGAAAATGAGTATCGGACAAGCGCGGGTGCATAAGGCGTTTAACCCGCACCGCGGCTACCCTGACTTATTTATTTGCCGCCCGTCGAACGGTTACGCGGGGCTATTTATCGAGATTAAACAGCAAGGCGTTAAGGTCGCTAAATTAGACGGTTCGCCGTTGGCTAACGAACACCTAGCCGAACAAGCGCAAATAATCGAGCAGCTGAAGCGCGAGGGCTATTACGCTACGTTCGCATGCGGGTTAATGGAATGTATTGAAATAATTGAAAAGTACCTACGATAAACACTAAACACAAAAACACATGAATACAGACTACTTAGCGTTTCTTGAGTCAAAGAAACACAGCTCGATTAACTTCGGTATTGAGCCAAATTTTTTACCCGAACAAATGTTTGACTACCAAAAGCACGTAGCCGAATATGCTATTAAAAAAGGGCGTTGCGCTGTTTTTTTAGATACGGGTTTGGGTAAAACTATTATACAGCTTACAATAGCTACGAACTACGTAAGGCACACTAATAAGCCGGTTTTAATTATTACGCCTTTAGCGGTCGCCTTTCAATTTATTAAAGAGGCTGAAAAGTTTGGAATAGACGATATAAGCTATTCTAAAGACGGCTCAATTAAAACTAAAATAATAGTATGCAATTATGAGCGTATTGATAAGTTTAATAGCTCTGAATTTGACTGCGTTTTACTCGACGAAAGTAGTATATTAAAAAACTTCGACGGAGCTATTAAAGGTCAAATAACAGCATTTTTAAAAAAGGTAAAATATAGGTTTTTATTTACGGCTACACCGTCGCCAAATGATTATATAGAACTCGGTACAAGTTCCGAGGCGTTAGGTTATTTGGGCTATATGGATATGCTGGCAAAGTTTTTTAAAAACAATCAAAATAACGTAGCCAAACTTTCACAAATATCGAAAGCAAGGCAGGGCGAAGAATGGTATTTAAAGCCTCATGCCGAAAAAGATTTTTGGCAATGGATAAATAGCTGGAGTATTTCGTGCAAAAAACCATCCGACTTAGGTTATTCGGATAGTTTACACGAATTGCCTGAATTAAACGAAATACAAACCATAATTAGAAACGTAAACCCCCTAGCTATTAATGGACAAATGAGCATGTTTGCGCTACCCGCTACGGGCTTTGCAGAAATAAAAGCCGAGGTAAGGTCGACCATTAAAGAGCGTTGCGAAATGGCTTATAATAAATCCCTATTGCATCCTTGTTCGGTTTATTGGGTTAACCTAAACGATGAAGCCGCGCTAATATCTCAGCTCGATAAAACAGCCGTAGAGGTTAAAGGGGCAATGAACATAGATAAAAAAGAGGAAATACTTTTAGCCTTTTCAAACGGAGAAATAAAAAAGCTAATTACTAAAACATCGATAACGGCTTTCGGGCTTAACTGGCAGCATTGTAACCATACTACATATTTTCCAACGTATAGCTACGAACAATACTATCAAGCTATACGGCGCTTTTGGCGTTTCGGGCAAACTAAGCCCGTGAATGTAGATTTAATTTTATCGGACGGGCAAATTAAAATAATGGAGAGCCTAATGGTAAAAAAAGATAAAGCTATTCAGATGTTTGAAAACCTAATTAAGCAAACTAACGAAACTTACGAAATAACTAAAAAGCACTTCGACAAAGAAATAATTTTTCCAAACTTCATAAACTAAACACAATGGTAAAACAACAAAAAGTAACAGAGGACTACGCTATTTATAATAGCGATTGTATGTATGTAATTTCTCAAATGCCTGAGAATAGCATCGATTTTTCGGTGTATTCTCCGCCGTTTGCAGGGCTTTACAATTACAGCTCACACGAAAACGACTTTAGCAACTGCGAAACTAAAGAGCAATTTTTAGAGCAATACGAATTTTTAATTAAAGAAATGGCGCGGGTAACTAAGCCCGGTAGAATTAACGCCGTACATGTTACCGACGTACATACCAATACGGGTAGGCTTTGGGATTTTCCCGGCGAAGTAATACGGCTACACGAAAAATACGGTATGCAATACCATAACCGTATAACCATTTGGAAAGAGCCGTTAAAGGTTCGTATGCGTACAATGGTTCAGAGCTTAATGCACAAATTTATAGTAGAAGACGCTACGCGCTGTTTTACTGCGATGCCTGACTATGTATTAATATTTAAAAAGTCTGGAGAAACAGATACGCCCGTTCAGCACCCTAACGGCTTAAACGACTTCGAGTATTTTGGCGAAAACCCGTTTTTAAAAGCGCATGAAGAAACCTACGGTAATTATTCAGACTTTAGAAAAAAGTGGGCAAAGTTTAGCGGCGACCAACGAGAAAACAAACTATCGCATTTAACATGGCAGCGGTACGCTTCGAGCGTTTGGGACGATGTAAGGATAGATAACGTGTTACAATTTAAAGATAGTCGCGAAGAAGACGACGAAAAGCACGTACACCCCTTGCAATTAGATGTAATTGATAGGCTAGTATATTTATACACTAACCCCGGCGAAACGGTATTAACGCCTTTTATGGGCGTAGGTAGCGAGGTTTATAGCCCTGTATCTATGGGTAGAAAGGCTATCGGTATTGAGCTAAAGGATAGCTATTTTAAACAGGCTATAATTAATTTAAAAGAGGTTAATAGCCGTTTTCAAAAGTTTGAACAGCCCGAACTTTTTTAGTATCTTTAAGCGTTCAGAACTCGAAACCTGAATGTTAAGAAATTAATTTTTTGCCCTTTGGGTTTACGAGGTAAGGTATATCCGAGCCGTTTCGAGCGTAAATTTCAAAGGGCTTATTTTTTATGAAGAAATCATTTGTACTTTATTGCGATACATACGACACGCTCCAGCATTTAAACGACGAGCAATTAGGTAAGCTAACGCGCTTAATATTTGAATATCAAATAAACGGCTCAACGCCCGAACCTAGCAACCCGTTATTTATCGCTTTTGGCTTCATTAAATCGAGCTTAGATAGGGACTGTTTAAAGTACGAAGAACGCGCCGAAAGGGCTAGGGAAAACGGGGCTAAAGGTGGGCGACCTATTAAAAACCTAGTGGGTAAAACAGAAACCCAAAAAACCCAGCGGGTTATTTTAAAACCCAAAAAACCTGATAGTGTAAGTGTAAGTGATAGTGTAAGTGTTAATGATAGTGTTAATGTAAACTTTAAAAAGTGGGGCGCTAAAGAGTTAATCGAAAGCATGAAGCCCTTTAAGGATATATTTAACCGCGAAATGCTAAACGCCTTTTATGAATACTGGAGCGAGCCTATGCCAAACGGTAAGATACGGTTAACCGCACAAACAGCTTGGGACACTAAACGCAGGCTTAGTACATGGAATAAACGCGACGCCACCAAACAACCGCAAACCGCGCCAACGCTTACGCGAGCATCGAGGGGCGTTAAAATGGAATAAAAAAAGTAAATTATTTTTGTTAAGGTATTGCACAATCAAAATAAGTTTATACATTTGCAGAGTTAAACATTTAAACACTTACACAATGAAGAAACAAAATTTAGTAAACGAACTTTTTAAATCTGCTAATAGACCCGAACAAGGCGATAATCGTAGCCACATTGTTAAAACTCTTAATAAGGTTTTAGAGGATGGAATTATAAAAGTGGAAATTTGCGAAAAAGGCAGAGTATGGACGAATAAGAATTATGTTGATGCAAACGGCAATAAAGAGAAATTTAATGTTGAATTAAAAGCGTATGGTTGGGTTAGGAGGGCTTATATACAGCCTTACATTACTGCCGATGATGTTTTAAAGCAAGTAGGCAAATTTCTTCAAAATCCGAATGTATCAGAAAAGCATACCGCAACAATGAAAGTTACCGGATTAGAAATTTGTGAATGCGAAAGGTGTTATGGTAAGGGTGTTATACCTGCATTTCATTACTATTGCCAAGGTATATGTTTTGAATGTTACGGCTCAAAATATGTAGTGCGAAAATATACTCTTTCAGTTTAATTTAACAGGGCGGCTAACAACCGCCCAAATTTTTACCGCATGAAACCGCTCCCGAAAATAGAACAAGCATTAATTTATATTTCGCTTTTAAACGACGATACGTGGCGCGAAATTATACCGCAGCTATCTGAACACCACTTTAAGGACGAACTAGCGTTAAAATGCTTTAAAACGATTAAAAACATAATAGCAGATAACAAGCAACCCACGCTAATAACGTTAGCTCAGTTCGGGCGCGTCGAGAAAACCTTTACAGGCTCAGACCTTTCAGCTATTACCAGCTGGGGCGACGAGTTTTATTTTAACCAGCCTGTAAACGATTATATCGCTATTCTAAAGGACGAACATATTAAACGCCAAATTAACTCGGTAATGGTCGAAGCCTCGCTAGAATTTAGCGGCTTACGCGGCGGCGCTCAAACCGCAGCTGAAATAATTAAACGCCTTAACACGCTACTCGAGGACGGCGCTAGTAATGATAACATGCTAGACACGTTAACCCTAGCAGCTGAAGAACGGCAAGCCTATTACCGCCGCGCCGAACTGCATTTAAGCGGTAAAACAAGCGGATTAAATACAGGGTTAAGCGCGTTAAATAGGTTTACAGGAGGTTTTCACCCCGAACTAATAATACTAGCGGGTCGCCCGTCGATGGGCAAAACAGCGCTCGCATTATACCACGCCTGCAATTTCAACGAGCCGGGTATATACTTTAACCTCGAAATGAATAAAAGCCAACTATGCCAGCGGCTAATACTTCAGCATTCGAGCGAAAGGATTAACAGCGCACGCCTACGCGATGGTAATTTAACGCAGCCCGAACTACATGCCTTTGAAACTACGATAGGCACGGTTGAAAATTTGCCCTTTCTTATTTACGATAAGCCGCGTTGCGGCGTTCATGAGGCGATACGTGTTATGCGCCGCGAAGCCCGCAAAGGAAATTGTAAATGGGTTATAATCGACTATTTGCAGCTAATGACTATCGAGGGCTTCAGAGGCGGCAACCGCGAGGCAGAGGTAGCCGAAATAAGCCGCACGCTAAAAGCCGCGCAAAAGGAGCTTAACATTCCTGTTATAGCCCTTGCGCAGCTTTCGCGTCAGGTTGAGCAACGCGCCGACAAACGACCGATACTTTCTGACTTGCGCGAAAGCGGCTCAATAGAACAGGACGCCGACACGGTTATATTTATTTACCGACCCGAATACTACGCGCTAAACGACGAACTCGGCAACCCGTATAGCTCCGACGTTTTTTACCTATTCGAGAAACACCGCCAAGGCTCGACGGGCGAAGTGAGGTTTAAGCATAATAGCACGATAACCAGCTTTAGCGATATTGCAACTAGCGGCGGTAGCACCTTTGCGCCTATGCCTATAAATACTACCTTTGACGAAGAACTAATGCCCTTTTAAAATGGAAGTAAAAACGTTTATAATGATGGCTTTTATAATAATAATTACAGCCCTAACGTGGGCTTATATAATTGATAAGCACCATAACGACAAAGGGGGCGCATAACATGACAACCGAACAACGCATAATTGAATACATGACTAATTACGAGCCGCAGCCCGTAGCGATTAAAGACGGCGAAAAAACGTATTTAAACGCCCTTAGAACGCATCAAAGCTATTCGATATACCTAACTAACGCCAAACCAAAAACAAACGTTTATAGAACGTATTTACGCCTTTGTTTCGACTGGCTTAAAACGCTTAAAAAAAACGGCGTTAATTTGTCTTACATAATCAAAAATTAACTATATTTGCAGCGATGCAACCGAAGAAAAAGGATAACCGAGGCGGCGCACGCAAGGGCGCAGGGGCTAAACCGCTTTATAACGAGCCAACGGTTAACATAACCTTTCGCGTTCCTGTTTCGCACCGCGCTACGATACGGCGCATGGTTTACGACTATATGGACGGCGTTAAGGTAGCTAAAGTAAAACACGACCCCGAGTATGGATGCTAAACTATTAACGATACCCTGCGCAATAGAAGCCGTTTCCACGCGCCGCGATAAAACGATTAAAATAACCATAGGCACGCAGGAGCTAACGCCCGAACAAACGACCGCGCTGTTTAGCCAATGGGTGGGCGGCGTTGGCGTTATGGCGTTTAAAGGCGAACAATTCAATTATAACGACGAAGCGCTAATAAACAACCTAAAGATAGACGCCGCCGAGCTCGGAAGCAAAACACCGAGCCAGCGCCTGCGTTCAGTCCTTTACGTGCTATTCACCCATGCGCCCGAGGGGCATAAGGAGTTTAGCACATTTTACGAAGCAACTATTGAGCGCTTTATAGATATGGCAAAGAAACGTATAGACACTTATAGCTTATGATTATCGACGAACAAGTAAAAGCAACGCATAAGCGCACCCGCACCGGGTTCATGCTAAACGTTAGAGCCGAGCACGTAGGCGCTCAACCTATATACGTGGGCTACGTTCATGACGCAGGCAGCCATTTTGAATACCCTATCGCGCTTTGGCATGAAGACCTAAAGAAATACGATAACCCCGAGCTAAAAAAACTGTTACCCGAAAACGTGCGCTATTGTTTAGGCACTATCGAAACCAACGAAGACCGTCAAGGCAACGAGGTTAAGTTAGTACGCGTATTCATAACGGGTAAAACAAAGGGGTTAACCGAGCTTGCGATATACCCCGAAGACCTTAAAACACTAAAGCGCGACGGTCAACACTATTGCAGCGCTATAAACGAATTACAGTTTATTGATTAACTTTGTAAATATGCCACTATTCCAAGGCGATAGCCAAACCGTTATAAGTATGAATATCCGTAAGCTAATCGACGAGGGGTACACCCCGCAACAAGCCGCCGCAATAGCATACGCAGAAGCTGAAAAGTACCGCAAAGCACGCAGTAAATAAACAATTTATTACAGACGAAATACAGACGTATGGCATTTCCTCACGACGGTAGAAAAATGAAGAAAGGCGAAACGCTTAACCCTAACGGGCGACCGCGTAAGCTGCCCGAACTTGATAAGCTATTAGCCGAAGTATTAGGCGAAGAAAAAGACGGGATAACAGCGGGCGAAGCGATATTAAAAGCGATACGCGCAAAGGCGGCTAAAGGCGACGTAAGAGCTGCGGAGCTGTTACTAGACCGCGCATACGGCAAGCCGAAGCAAAGTATAGATACCGCCATAACCACAACCGAGCCGCTCGTTATTATTCGTACCGAACCGAGCAAGCCTAATGAATGAGCTACCGATTAACCGAACGGCAAACCATAGCCTACGATTTAGCATTAAGCGGCGATAAACGCGTAATAGTATTCGGTGGCGCAATTCGCGGCGGTAAAACGTATTGGCTACTGTTAACGCTAACCTCGCTATGTTTAGCGTACCCACGTAGCCGTTGGGCTATTATACGAAAGAGCCTACCGGATTTAAAGCGTACAACGTTTCCCAGCTTTAGTTCAATAATGGTCGACGGCGTTTCTAATTATGTTCGCAGTTGGAATAGGGACACGCAAGTAGTAACGTTTATAAACGGTTCTGAGCTTATCTTCATGGCAGAAAGCTACGACGAAGACAAAGACCTCAACCGCTTCAGGGGCTTAGAAATAAACGGCGCGGGCTTGGACGAAGTAAACGAGCTACAAGAGCCAACATTTTACAAAGTTCAGGAGCGTATAGGTTCATGGAATAAGGCGCAAGGTAAGCCGCCTATACTTTGCCTCGCTACTTGCAACCCTGCGCAAAATTGGGTTAAGACGGTTATTTATAAGCGCTACGTTGAAAACACGCTGCCCGAAAGGTGGGCGTTTATACCGAGCAAAATAACCGATAACCCGCATATACCCGCCGAATACTTAGAAGCTTTAAAGGAATTACCGCCTATTCAATACGCTAGGTTCGTCGAGGGCGATTGGGACGTAATGGACGAAGTATTAAACCCGTTCTTATACGAATGGGTCGACGAAAAGCATATAGACGATAACGCAACGCTAAACCCTAATATACCCGTTTATGTTAGTGTGGACTTTAATATTAACCCGCTTTGCGCTTTGGTTATTCAGCAAACCAGCGGCGGCGCTAACGTGGTCGACGAAATACGAATAGAGAAAGGCAGCATAGAGGCGTTTTGCGATGCGGTAAGGGCGTTAAACATTCCTATTGGCTTATTACGCATAACGGGCGATGCAATGGGTCGCGGCGGTACGGTTCAGCAGCGCGATAACTCGAGCGCCTATACTATGATTAAGCGCTTATTACACATGAACGACAGCCAATTTATAATACCCGCGAACCCTAAGCACGAAAACAGCCGCGTCGATTGTAATTCGGCGTTACGGCGTTTGGATATTCGCGTTAATAGTAAACGTTGTAAGGGCTTTGTATTCGACGCGAAGCAAGTACAATGCGATGCTAACGGCTCAATTATTAAATTGAATAGGCGAAAGTTAACCGAACGCGCCGATTATTTAGATTGTTTTCGTTACTTTGTAAACGCGATTTTAAAACGATACCTATGAGCGTATGCACCCCTTGTTACGATGCTGGCATTATAATAGACGCTTGTTTAAGCTCTTTAGCGTTCGGGTACGTTACACCCGAAACGGGCTATATAGTGGACGTTAAGCATAACGCTACGGGCAAAGTACAAACGTTTGAAGCGATAAGCGACGAAGCCGGGCTAATATCAATTAGCGGGTTAAAGGTCGACCCGTTGCAGGGCTACACAATTAGCTTACGCGATTGTACGAATTTCACTATTTGCGAAACTGAATACACATGTATTAGCTTTGCGGTTGCAAACACCAACTATGAGCCTGAGGGCGTTACTAACCTTTTAGATTGTACCGAATGTTAACACGTATTAAACACATTTTTTTAGGCTGGTATCTTATGCTTAAAGACGATAAGGCAACGCGTAATATGTCGCAAGTGCGGCGTATGGTTTGCGAGGTTTGCCCGAAGCGTAATAAGTTTTTAGACCAGTGTAATGAGTGCGGTTGTTTTCTGCCCGCAAAGACCCGCGTAAAGGATGCTGCATGCCCCTTACAGCTTTGGTAAGCGACCTATGTTTATTAAGCTCAAAGCAATGTTAGTTGAAAGCCTAGATACTGAGGACGAAAAACTAGCGGAAGCGACGCGGCGCGAAATAGGATATACCGACCTATTGATAAACATAAACCATATTAATTACGCTTTTCGCTCAACGCCCAAAGAAACGGTATTATACCTAAACGATGACACCACAATAGTAACCTATGAAACGATTGCACAAATACACGAAAAAATTAACCGCGCCTTTGCGTTACCTCTTTTATCGTAAACCCAAAACAACCTATAACCTAGTAGAAGTATTTAAACACGAACGCCATACTTATTACCGCTTCCCTAAAGAGGTTAATATGCCGCTCGAAAGATTTGCTATGAGCATGAGTTTGCTCGAGCGTTTAAGCAGCGGGTTAAGCGGTTCGGAAATGGAAAAGATATTAGGCGAAATGGAAAAGGCTTTAGCCGCTGGTTTATCTAACCCAAAGACCGCCGCGCTAATGGGCGCTTATATTCACGTTATACGCGAACGGCAAAACACGGTTATACACCGCGACTTGTTATTAAACATAGCCGCGACTTGGATTATACGCGGCGACGAAAACCCCGCAGAAATAAACCCCGATATACACCAACAAAAGTTAACCCTATTCGAAGAGCTGAGTAAAGGGGGCGCTCACGATTTTTTTTACAGCTTGGGTATCGAGCCGCTGATGCCCTTATTCAGTATTTCACCGGAAGAATTACAGCAGCTATGGGAATACAACACGGTGCAAATACGCAAGCTAACCGACTTACTACGCCAGCTGAGCTCTCACCGCAAAGCCGGGCAACGCGAACAAGCCAGCAGTTCAGAGAACAAGTAATGAACCTAGCGGGCGGTTCTATATCGGAGTTTAATGAATTAATGAGTTCCGATGTTTCGACTTATTTGCTTAAATTTGAGCAGCATTTAAAGGCTCAAAACAATGGCGGCAAAAGTTCAAATTACATACGAAGCTGAGGCGTCGAGCCTACGTGAAGTTGTTAATGAAGCGAATAAGGCTAACGACGCTTTAGAAGCGGGCGCTCAAAAGACTTCAGAAAAACTATCGAATACTTATAAAGCCGTTGGTAAATCGTTTACTAGCAATTTCGGCGGTACGCAGGTTCGTAAAACATTAGACGAACAAGCTAAGGCATTTGACCAAGTAAACAAAAAAGCAACGCCGTTAACGCGAGTATTACGCGGCATTAAAAACGAACTTAACCTATTAGAGGAGTCAGGGCAAGGCGGCACCGCTGCGTTTAGAAAATTAACGCTAGAAGCTGCAAGGCTCGAAGACCAGATAGGCGACACACGGGCGCGGGTTTCTAACCTTGCGAGCGATACGTTTAAATTCGATGCAGCGGTTCAGGCTACGCAGGGATTAGCGGCGGGCTTCGAAATAGCGCAAGGCGCGGCGGCTTTGTTCGGTAGTGAAAACGAAGACCTGCAAAAGGTTATAGCGCAAACCACAGCGGCAATGGCTATTGCTAACGGGTTGCAACAAATAAGCGCGTTATTGCTTGAAGAAAGTAAATTAAAAACATTTGCACTAACCGCAGCGCAAGCGGCATACAACGGCGTTATATCGCTTACCACGGGAGCGCTAAAGGGTTTACGCCTTGCGTTAGCAGCTACGGGCGTAGGCGCTATTATAGTCGCCTTAGGTGCGGTCGTAGCTTATTGGGACGAAATTAAAGCCTCTATTACGGGCGTTAATGAAGAACAAGAAAAGCTAAACGCTACAAGTCAAGCTAACCTAAAGTTAGAACAGGATAAGCTAGAGGCTATTGGTAACCAAGACGAAGTATTAAAGCTGCAAGGTAAAACCGAAAGGGAGATATTACAGCTAAAGGTTAAACAGTCCGAGCAAACCATAGCCGCGCAGGAAGCCGCAATTAGAAGTACGCAAACGAATTTAAAGCTACAAATCGAAGCCGAAAAAAGGTCGTTTGAGGTCGTTCGTAATATTGCAAGGTTTGGCATAGAAGCAAGTTTGGCAGCGGCTAGGGCTTTGGTAGCGCCTTTGGATTTATTAATAACGGTAGCGAATGAAGTAGCCGACGCGTTAGGGTTCGAAAAGATAACTACAACAGTTAACGAACAAATTACCAAACTTGCTAAAACAGGCTCGGAAGCCGTAGCCAAATTAGCTTTTGACCCTGAAGAAACTAGAAAAAGCGGCGAGGCGGCTTTGGCTGCAAGCGACAAAGCTCTAAAGGATTTACAAAACCAAAGGGCGGGCTTTCTTAATTCGATTAAGGATATTGACAAAGAGGCGGCGGATGAAGCCGCTAACGCAGCTAAAGAGGCTAACGACAAATCAACCGAAGCCGCAAAGAAAGCCGCCGAAGACCAAGCCGCGGCGCGCGAAAAGTTACGGCAATTAGAAAATGAAGCCTTTTTAACGCAGTTAGCTGAACAGGAAAAAATACTAAACGAAAGCAACAATAAGATACTAGAACTCGAAAAGGCGTTTAGGGACGCTAAATTTAAAGCGGGTAGCGCTGAGGAAATACAAGCGCAAAAGGATTTAGCGACGGCAATAGAACAAGTAAAAACGCAGGCTAATAAACAAATAGAAGCCATCGACAAACAGGAACTCGAAAAGAGCGTACAACGCCAAATCGAAGCCGCAAAGGTAGGCGCAAACGCTACGCTTCAGGAACAGTTAACCTCAATACAGAAACAGCAGCAAATCGAATTAGATAACGCCGAAAAGCTAGGTAAGGACAAAGTAGAAATAAACAAGCGCTACGCCGAACAAATCGACGCTATAAATAAACAGATAGCGCAAGCCGAAGTAAATACGCAAATAAACACCTTACAGCGTTTAGAAATAGAGCAAGGCAGTAGTTTAGACCGCCGAATACAATTAATCGAAATAGAAGCCGCTAAACGCAAAAAAGAGGCTACCGATAATATTAAAGACGAAAAGGAACGCGCCTCGGCTATTCAGTTAATCGAAGCCGAAACACAGGCGGCTATACGCGAAGAACGGAAAAAGACCCTAGACGAAAGTATAGAACAAGGCTTAGAGTTTGCTAACGCCGTTGGTAATGCGTTTCAATCTTTTGTTGCGCTATCTAAACAGCAAAGCGAGGCGCGTGTAGCTTTTGTTCAGGAAAGCAGCGCGGCTGAATTAGAGGCTATAAACAAAAGCGCGGCTAGTGAAATAACAAAAGAGCGTAACCGCGAGGCGTTGCGTTTACGTACTGAGCGCCGTATAGCATCTGAAAAAACTAAACAAGCCGCGCTAGATAAGCAATTAGCTTTATTTAATGCTATTATAAATACAGCCGCATCCATAACAAAGGTATTAGGCAACCCCGTATTAGTAGCGTTAGCAACGGCAGCGGGCGCGGTTCAGATAGCCACAATAGCCTCGCAGCCCGTACCGCGGTTTGCAAAGGGTGGTTTAATAGGCGGGCGTTTACATAGCGCGGGCGGTACGTTAATCGAAGCTGAACGCGACGAATATATAATTAACCGCCGTCAATCGGTTAAGCACCGCCGCGAGCTAGATGCTATTAACACCTCGAGCGCTGCGTTTAAAAAGCTAATCGAGGAACGGTATGTACGACCTGCGTTATTAGCTTACGCAGGCGGGCGCAAAAACGACGCGGTAATAATTAACGCCTCTTTAAATTCTAAAAGCATGGAGCGTAAATTAGATAGGTTAAATAAGACGATGTTAAAACAAAAAACCGTCGTTAATATTAACGCATACGATACTAGGTACAAATGGCAGTAGAATTAAAGTTTTTAATCGACGGCTTAGAGCGCGGGCAACCTTTAAACCCTGAGGACTTTGCTATAACAATTAGTGAGGACGATAGTATAGGAGCGCGTATTGTATCTTTTGAAAACGAGTTAACCTTTGGCGGCGACGTTTACGATTATCTATACACCAAACTAGAAACAAGTGGCTATTGTGAATTGGTACGCGTAAGCGTGCAATATATTTGCGCTTCGGGAACGTGGCAAAAATTAGTTGACGGCTATATAATAGCTACTGAGTGTACATTTATTTTAGCCCGCTGCCAAGTTAAAACGAAGCTATACGACGAAACATTTAGCACCAAAATAAACAATAACAAAAGCATACCGTTTTCGCTTCAGCTAACGCAAACTAAAAACGGGCAACCCGTTACACCGCCAACGCTTCGACGCTTAGAAATATTTTTACCAGCTACGGGAATATTCGAGCCGTTATGCGCTTACGGCTACCCTGTTTACGATGTGTTTAGGCATTTAGTAAACTGCATGAGCGATAACCTAGTTGACTTCGAAAGCAATTATTTACAATATACTTACCCCGACGTTAATATACCAGCGTTTACAAACGGCAAAGTATTACGCACGCGCACTATTTTAGAAATGGTTTGCGAATTTGAAACGCTATATAATGCGCTGCGCACTAAATTAAATTTAGGCATGGGCTTCGAGAAACAAGCCAACGGGCGACCGTTATTAAGAATAGAACCTATAAGTTATTTTCAACAAATTAACGCAAGCGCTAATTTATACGACCAGCCCGAAATAGAAATGAAGTTCGATACGGCGCGTTTATACCAAGCTGTTAACTTCGGTAACGAAACGGTATTAGAGCAAGGGCAATGCGACGGCGGTAATAGTTCATGTACGTTTACACAAACTCCGTTTAGGGGTTTTAGAAATGAGCGCTTCGGGTTTGTTGGCGAATGCAATACGGCTAATATATTACAGCTCGAAACGGCGTCTATTTTATTTGATACAAACGTTATCGAAGACGTTATAGCCTTTGCAGCCGAGGGCTATGACGAAAGCAATTTTATAATTCAGAGTAACTATTTCGAATTTAATTCAAACCCTAATTGCTTAGTAGCTCAACCATACGACCCGTATGCGCTAGGGCAAACCGTTTATAACGGTGTTTATACTAACGAGCGTGTTTCGTCTAACTGGTTGAGCGGCTACCCTAATAGCCTTAGTAGTTTTCTCGAGGGCTTTAATACCGTGCTAACACCGTTTACGGTTAACTTTAGCGCTGGCATAGCTAACCAAATAATAAATCAAGTTGAATGCACCGACGCGCAATATGTTTCAATATTAGACGATACGGCGCACTTTGCTATTTATTTACAGCAAACCAGCGACCCTAATAACCTTTATGAAGTAGATACCTATACCGTACCGTTTGCGGGCGTTTATACATTTAGCGCGGGTATTATATTCGAAGAAATGCGCGACGCTGCAAACGACGCTATTGACCCAACCGAATGGGGGCGCGACCGTAAGATATTTATAAAACAATATGATAACACCGACGCTTTTGTTCAGGAAATAGAAGTAGGCAATTCTGGAAGCTCAAAGGTTAAGGCATGGAGTGAAATTACAAACTATACAATAGTATGTAACCAAGGCGATAAAATACGGGTAGACGCTGCGGTAAAACGCGCTACGGGTGGAACTATTTATATAAGCCTGCAAAGGTTTATAGATACCGCCGTAATTAATTCAGTAAGCCGAACAAGTTACTTTACAGGTTCTGGAATACCATTCGACGAAAGCACGCTAAACCCTGTTAATATAGACGAAGTTCAAAGCTATGTATATAAGTTTAGCCGCCCGCTTACAATGGCAGAAATAAACGCTATAACGAGCGAAACGTCGAAGCCTATTTTATTAGGTAGGCGTGACGATAGTTTAGCGGTTATACCTACCTACATTAAAACGATTAATATACAATCTGTAATGCGCAAGGGCGCAGAATTTGAATTACGCTCTAATAAACTACTTCCATGAGTTACACCTCGATACCGAACCAACCTATACTATTTAACACCGTACTACCTGAAAACTGCGTAGGCTGCGAGGGTAACTATTCGCAGCTAGTTGATTTTAACGACCAGCTGTTTTGGCAATTAGAAACCGAGCCGTGCGGCGCTTTAGAATTAAAGTTAAGCGCGTTAAGCAACTGGACGCAAAGCGGGAGCGAAATAACCGCAACGGGTAACTCGGGCTACTTATTACAGCAATATTGGCGCTTCGATGTTATTACGGTTGTTAAGGTTGTTATAAGCGTTACTAATTATAATTCGGGTACACTTGTAGTTAGTTTAGCGGGCGGCTCGTTTGAATACCTTACAACGGTCGGTACGCATACGCTGTATTTAAATATAGGCAATTTAACAAGCCCCTATTTAACGCTCGATATTTACGGGCTTGCGGGTAACTTATTTAATGGTACGTTTATAGTCGAAAGCGTTGAGCCTATACCAACGGGCGGCTTATTTACGGGTATTGTAGATGCGCAAACGTTAGCCGTCGTTCAGGTACTAACGCCCGTGCTAACGGTTAAAGACCAATATTTAACGGCGGCTATTGACCTTGCAGATTATGAGCTAACGGCGGGTTGCTACCGTTTGGCTATTGCAGATTATTGTACAAATACATGCGGGCAATATTTTATTTATAACCCGTTCTTTAGCGGCGACCCGCTATGTATAGGCTGCGAGCCTATTGGCTGGAGTAATAATATTATTAGCGGCGGGGCGAACTGGGACGCGGGTAACGGTAGCGCAAGTATTACAATGACAACGGGCGATGTAACGCAGCTAGTAAGCGTTACCGAGCTTTGCGAAGACGTTGAATATAGCGTAACGATTAAGGTCGATACGCTAACAAACGCCCGCTTACGTTTTCAGGTTAACGATGTAACGTACGAAACAATAAGCACAACGGGTACATTTACCTTTGACGTAACGCCAACTAGCAGCGGCGCGATAGCGCTACAGGCTTCGCAATTCAGCTCAACACCTAGCGAAATAGAATTAAGCTATGTAACGGTACGCGCTTATAAAGAACAAGCGATATACGATAAATACAGCGAAGTTATAAGCATAGGCGATTATAGCGACGAATGCAGATATTTTAAGCTCGAGGGCTGCAATGCTGAAAATCAATTTAACCTAGCTTTTAGCGGTACTTCGTTTTTGCCCGGTATTCGTTTAGAGGGTAGGCAATTCAGGGCGCAATATAATACCGACGTCGATTTATTTAGATACGCAAGCGGTCGCGCCGTTACGAGCTATGCGGATATACGTAAACGCTGGAGCTTTTATTTTGGGCGTTTGCCTGAGTACGTTTTCGATTTTCTTTCTATTATAACATACTTCGATAACCTTTACGTTAACGGCGAATTATACGCGCCCGCCGAAGATAGTTTTCCTGAAATAGAATATAACGACGCCGATAACTTAGGCGCTATTACAATAGACCTATTTAAGAAAAACGTTAAGGTACGTAAGACCGTTTGCAGCGCCGCCGATGCGAACTGCCTACCGTCGATACTCGATTTAGGCGACGAACCGTTTTTATTAACGCAAGCTGAAGACCGTATTTTAACGCAGGATAACGTTAACTTATATCAAGAATAAATTTTATATCTTTGTAAAACACTAAAGCGCCGTAGGAATAAACGAGGCATCCTATTTAACAGCCGCGTATAAATTCTAAATACTTTAATTCTATGGCATGCGTAAGCTATTGCGATAGTTCGTTACTAGACCATAATTTGGTTAATTGCAACGATTATAAGTTAGGCGGCGTTTCAGCTATTCTAGTGGGCGCTTGCGGTACTGCGTTAGTAGACCCTTCAGACGAAACAGAAGTTAATGCCTTGATTAGCGCCGGGACGGCTAAGTTAATCGAGGACATTCGCTTTGCTTTGCCTGCGGGCTCACCCGTAACGGTTGACAGCCCTATCGGCTGCGGCGTTCCTATTCGTATTAACGAAGACCGTACAGCAACCCTCTACGACGCGAACGTAACCGACGAAAATAATACCTTTTGGAACGATGTAAATAACCGCCGTATAGCGTGGATACTCGCGTACATGTGTGATAGCGGTAAGGTTATTTATATTAACCCTCCCGTTGGTATTAGTACTTCGGCTAACTTTATTTTGCCCGAGCAAAACAACGAACTACAACGTTATGAGGTAACGTTTTCTTGGCGTGATAAAAACATTCCAAGTCAATACGATGCACCTCCGGGAGTATTCTAATGGATAACCTACCAACAAATCAGAGTAACCAGCACGCCTCTAGCGGGGTCGTGTTGGTTGCTTTTGGTAAGCCGCAGTACTATTGGGCGGCTTATAATTTAGCCTATTCTATTAAGCGATTTAACGCAGCTATTAACGTTGCGCTTGTTTGCGATACTAAAGAACGGGCGTGCTATTATTGCACCGACTTATTAGGCTATATAAACGAATTTATAGAGCTACCCGAGGCGCATATTTACACCAATAAAAAGATAGACCCCGGCAAAGCAAAGGTTTTATTATACGATTATTTGCCTTACGATAACAATCTATACTTAGACGTCGACGCGGTATGCCTAAAGGATTTACAGCCGTTAATTGATAGCTGCATAAATTCCGGCGCACCGTTTTTAACGCGCGTAGTGGGCGAACATAACATTAAGCAGGGACGCGATTTTAAAGCCATGCAGTGGGCGTGGGCGGATGAACTATGGCAGCACTTCGGGCTAAATAAAAACGACGTTATTTACGCTATAAACAGTTCTATTCAATTCATTAAAAAGAGCGAAACAGCCGAGGCGATTTACCGCACCGCTGCGGATTTATATTTAAACAACCCTATGCCAATTTATAAGCTACGAATGAAGTGGGGCGGCGGTCAACCCGACGAACTATATTTTAACGTAGCGTTTGGCAAAACAGGCTATAAGCCTAAAGACGTGAACGCGATATGTTTTCAAATGGGTAAAGAGTATTCGTATAAGCAAATCGAAGAACTATACTACCTTATGAGCTATTACGGTGGCAAGGGCTTTACACCTAGCTTTTACATAGACTGGCTCGATAGGAAATTAAAACAATGGATGGAAGCCGACGGCAAACAGCATAAGTATTTTATTCACCGCATAACAGACCATAAACATGCAGACCCAAAACGCTAAAGAAAAACCGAAAACTAAAAAGCCGTATAAGCCGAAAGCTAAAAAGGAAAACAAGGAGTATGTTTATGCGCTCGAACCGCTACCCGAAAAAACGGCAAATAACGCGCCGTGGGAGTCCGAGCATGAAGTAGGTATGTTATTAGCCGCCTTAATTAAAACGAGCGGTTTTAATAGCGTATTAGACCTCGGAACGTACACGGGTAAAACTACCGACGCCATGCTTCAGGCGCTACCCGAAAACGGAAGTATTATAAGCGTCGATATAGAAGACCATAGGGGCGAAGTGTTTAAGGAAATTTGCGGCTTTGATACGCGCATTAAATATATTTTGGGCGATAGTATTGAAACATGCAAAAGCCTATACGGTCAAAAGTTCGATTTAATATTTGTGGATACGGTACACGAATGGAGCTACGCGCTACCCGAATTTAAGGCTATTGAATTACTTATAAATAAGGGCGGCGTTTTGGCGTACCACGACTCAATTAAATTCGAGGGTATCGAGCGCTTAATGAATTACGCTAAGGTTTTTGGATATAACGCCGTAACGATTAATACACCCGCCGGAAACGGTTTAACCTTTTTACAGAAATGAAAACTAACTTTTGCAGAACCCGCTCTTGCGGCTCAAACATTATAGACAAACCAACCGTTAAAAGTATTGCGTAATGGCACTAACACAAGACGAAGTTAGCCGCGTTGTTAACCGCTTTGCCGCCATGTATAAAGGGTGGGAAAGCGCCGCAGCAAAGCACCCTATAAACCCGATAACAAAACAGCGCACGGGCGTAAGTCAATATCCTGAATATTGGGATGGCTATAACTACGCGGCTAAAATGTACGATAGCATTTTACCACACGCCCGACCCGACGTTTACCCTGAACACCTGTTAAGCGTTCGCGCCCCTAACCAAACAGAGGCGCAGGCGCAATACATTAAGGCGAATTATAAGCCTACAACGTTAAGCGTATTCGAGGACTTTAAGGCTACTATAAGCCGGGCGTTTGCGGACCAGAACTGGTCCATTCGGTACAACCCCGAAACCGAACCTATTTTCGGTAACGATACTTTTCAAAGCTACGTAAATACTGAAATAGAAAAGTTTACTAGCGTTGAGGCGTTCGTTAAGTCGATGCTGCCAACGCTAAAGCTAATCGACGCTAACGGTATTATAGCGATTGAACCCGAAGAAATTGAAACAACCGAAAACGAAATAGGCGAAGAAATAATAAGCAACGAGCTATTAAAGCCGTACCCGCATTACTATTCCTGTAAGTCAATCGTAGGGCAAAAGTTCGGCGAATACTATTTAGTTATTACCGACGATAAAAGCCGCGTTCGTGTAGGCTCTAAAGACGAAATGAGCGGGCTTATATTAGAGCTTTACGATAACGAGAATATATGGAAAATAGCGCAATATGGCAAGCGTTCAGAAATGCAATTCAGCGAGCCTGTATTATACTTTAATCACGAACTCGGATATGTACCATGCGAAAAGCTAAAGGGTACGCCGCAAATGATTAATAGCGAAATAGCTTTTCAATCGCCGTTTATTACCGCCGTGCCTTTGCTCGACCAAGTAATACTAGACGAAAGTTACCTACAAATTAGCAAGGCTACTAGCTCATTCCCGTACATGGTAGCGCTAGGTGAAATATGCGACTTTACCGACCGCGAGGGTAACAAGTGTCAGGACGGGCAAATATTTGACCCAGTTAACGGGGGCTTTAGAACGTGCGGCTCGTGTTCAGGTAGCGGCGTTCGTTCGCGCTTTAGCCCGACGGGCGTTATGCTTATTAAACCTAAGACCTCGTTAAGCGACGGCGATACGTTAAGCGGCGAGTATCTAAAATTCGTTTCGCCTCCTTTAGATACGCTAAACTTTTTACGCAGCGAAATAGATACGCAGTTAAAAAAGAGCCGCCAAATATTGCACCTACCTAGCTCGGACGAAAGCGGCACGGTAGGCGAAGCGTCAACCGCTACGGGTTCGCTAAATAAAATGCGGGCGTTATATGCCTTTATTAAACCTATATCCGACCAGCTATTTGGCTTATATGAGTTTATGCTAATTACAATCGGGCGTATGCGTTACGGCGAATACTTCGGCGGCGTTAATCTTATATACCCTACAACGTTCGATATTAGCACCCCTAGCGATTATTTGGCTATAATAGCCGAGGGCATTAAGGCGGGCGTACCCCCTGCGGTAACTTATAGCAACGTTTATAACTACATTAAAGCTATTCACTTTACCGACGAAGAAACAAGTGCTATTTACGATTTAATTGTAAATGCCGACGAATTGCTGTTAATGAGTAGCGCGGATATATTCGCCCGCTTAAATAACGGCACGGTTGAAAAATGGCAGGACGTTTTACACCACAGCGCCCCTCAGTTAATAATGGAGCTTATTCGTAGCTATTTACCAACCGATGAAGCGCCGCGTTTTGTCGATTTACCAATGGGCGAACAGGTGGCGCAGCTGCGGGCGTTATCCGCTAGTAAGGTAGCCGAACAATTAGACCCTATTCAACAAGTACAACGGGAGTTATTAAATGGCATCGCTTGACGAACTAGTTAAAAAGAAATTAGCGCTTTACGAGAGTATCCCCGAAAAGCTAGCAACGCAAGCTGAACGGGCGCAACGTGCAAGCTGGGAAAAGGTGCTACCGTTAATCGAAGAAATGGATACCGACGCCAACGGTAATATAACGCAAACCGAAGATAACATACGGCGTATAGGCATAATAGCCGAAGAATTAAATAAGAGCCTCGCGGGCGGCGAATACCGCGACGCCGTTCAGGATTTTTTAGGGTCAATAGACGATAGTGTAAACCTAACGAATGAAATAGCGCAAGAGTTTGAGCGCGGTTTCGAGCCTACCAACGCCCAAAGGCAATTAGTACAAATATCAAAGCAAAACGCTATAACCTCTTTTTTCGGTAGCGGCTTACGCGACCGCGTTACGCAGCCCTTTATTGAGCAGCTAACGGCTAACATAGCAGCACGCGCCCCGTTGCGCGAAGCTGTTAAGGCTTTAAAAATGCAGGTCGTAGGCGACGCGAATTTAGACGGCAAATTATTAAGCAACGTTAAAAGCGTAGCATATACAGCGCAAGCGGTCGCCGACCGTAGTTACTCAGCTGCGGTTAACGAGGATTTAGGCATACAATGGTTTAGGTATGCGGGCGGCGATATACCCACTACGCGCCCATTTTGCGACCATAGAAAAGGGCAAATATTCCATAAGAAAGAAATAGAGGCGTGGGGTCGCGGCAATAACAGCGCGGGTATAAACGATATTCGCGAGGGTACATGGGCGGGTCGTATAGACGGCACGGACGAAAAAACGATTTTTACCTTTGTAGGCGGCTGGAATTGCCGCCATAATTTAGTACCCGTTACCGAGCGGCGCGTACCCGACGAAGTAAAGGCAAGAGCACGAGCTGAGGGGTATATTGATTAAATAAAAAGGGCGGTGGTTAGCCGCCCGGTTGGTTAGAATAAAGAGCAGATTTCGTTTGATGTTTGAATATTAAATCTTTCGCAATAAATTTCTAACTCTTTTGAAAGCGAATCAAATTGCTCAATTGTAATTGTATTTAATCGAAGAGAAATACAAAGGCGATAAGCATATTCAAATGAGTTAATTGATTCGCCTACTTCGTACATTTCAAGTATTGCATCTCGACGATTTTTAAATGGTTGTGTTGTTGTCATGGCTTTATGTTTTTATCGTTGTTTTGTTTGACAAATGTATAACTATTATTTGAATGTGCAACACGCAAACAAAAATAAATACAAAAAAAATTATAATCGACTGAAAACGTAGGCAATAAATTTAATTTGCTTTTGAAACCGTAATACACTAATTTTACAGCATGTTTTACGTTATGCCGAACGGCGATATTAAACACGCTACGGGAATACTAGCAGCGTTATTAGTTAAGCGCGGCGGGCGACCTTTGGAATTAAAACCTATAAATTTAATATATGCCATTAAACGAGAAAGAAGCGTTGGAGCTTCTACAATTTCTAAACCTAAACGAAGCCGAAAACCTAGAAGCGGCAAAGGAAAAGTTTGAACAAACCTACGTCGAGTCTAAAGAACTAAGCGGCAAAATTGGTAAGCTAACGGGTACTATTGCCAACGTTACGCGCAAGGCATTTGAGCCGTTTGGTGTTACATTAAGCGAGGACGATTTTAAAGATAAAAAGGTTGAAGACGTTATACGCAGCGCCTCAGACCGCGCCCGTGCTGAATACGAAAAGAAACAAACCGAATGGGAACAACGCGCAACGGCTTCGGGTAGCGAGGAACTGGTTAAGGAATGGGAAAAGAAATACAAAACCCTAGAGCGCAAAGTAACCGAAGTGGACACCGCACGGCAGGACGCTATAAACCAATTTGAACAATTTAAAATCAAAGTAACCGAAGACCAGCGCAACGCTAAAATTAACTCAACCTTTGAGCGTGAACTAGCGGCGTTGAAGCTAGACCCCTCGGCAAATGAATTAACGATACGTGGATTTAAAAGCGCTATAAGCGATAAATACCAGCTCGATATAGAGGACGACGGCAACTTTGTTGTTAAGGATAAAAGCAGCGGCGAACGCCTTAAATCGAAAGAAAAAGCGGGTACGTTCCTAAACCTTTCGGACGTGCTATTAAAAGAGGCTACCGAGGCGGGTATTATTCAGAAGAACCCACAAGCGGGCAAACCAATGCCACGCCCCGGGGCTATTATACCGCAATTAGAAACGGCGGCGGATAAAAAGGTAAAAGGCGTTAACCCTCGATTTTTCGCGAAATGAGCCTACGTAAAGCTATTCATATTTTAGAGCTGCATAATAACTGGCGCAGGGGTATTGAAAGCGAAATGGTAAACCCAGTAGAGCTAGGGCATGCAATAGATGTTATTTTAAAACACGCTAAAAAAACTATGTATGCCAACGTATGAGGGTTTTAATGTAACGGCTTCAGACCGCGAGGGTAAAAAGTATAAAGCCGTAGATAGCGACGGTAACGAAATTCACTTCGGGGCGTCGGGCTTCAGGATTAAGCCCGGTACTGATGCGGGTAACTCTTACTGCGCCCGTAGCGCTGGCATACCCGCCCCGCGCGGTTCGGCTAATTGGTGGGCGCGTCAATTATGGAGCTGCGAGGGTAAGCGTTCAGTAAGCGAAAAACCTTTTTTTGGAAAAATCGAATTACCTTAATATATTTGTAGAGTCGTATTCATACTCTTAGGGATTTTGAGTTAAGAAAAGGCGGGTTTCGTACCCGCTTTTTTTATTTATATTTATCCCTAGTCATAATTCGCGAACCGCCGCCAATAA